ATTTATAAAGGCGAACGAGATGGATTTTCTTGAAGGTAACATCATTAAATACGTATCCAGATACCCACATAAAGGTGGAGTAAGGGATCTTAGAAAGGCACAGGTTTATCTTAATTGGTTGATTGAGAGGGAGGAAGCCAATGCATAAACTGCCTACTACATACCAGGAGTTTATCCACCTATCCAGGTACTCAAGGTGGAACTATGACAGTGGAAGAAGAGAGACATGGGAAGAGACAGTAGGCAGATACTTTAGATTTTTCTTAGACCACTTATCAAGGAACCAAAACTATAGTGTTAAACTTGATGAGTTAAATGAATTAAAAGATGCAGTACTAGAGTTAGAAGTAATGCCTAGTATGCGTTGTTTAATGACAGCAGGACCAGCATTAGAAAAGGAGAATGTAGCAGGGTACAACTGCTCATACTTACCTATCGATACCGTGCGTAGTTTTGATGAGGTTTTGTACACACTGATGAATGGTACAGGTGTAGGTTTTAGTGTGGAAGAAAAGTACACATCACAGTTGCCTATAGTACCATCAGAATTACATCCCACTGACACGTGTATAGATGTACGAGACAGTAAACTTGGTTGGGCTAAAGCATTCCGTGAACTGATCAGTCTTCTGTACGCAGGACTGATACCTACCTGGAACATGGATAAGGTTCGTAAGGCTGGCTCAATACTCAAGACTTTCGGCGGTAGGGCAAGCGGTCCTGATCCACTTAATAAACTATTCTTGTTCACCTGTAAAACATTTGAAAATGCAAAAGGACGAAAACTCAGACCAATTGAATGTCATGACATTGTTACAAAAACAGCAGAAGTCGTTGTGGTTGGTGGTGTTCGTAGGTCTGCTCTTATTAGTCTCAGTGATCTTGGGGATGAGCAGATGCGACTCGCAAAGTCAGGAGCATGGTGGGAAGATTACGCCCATAGATCCCTCGCAAATAATTCAGCCAATTATCACTCCAAGCCAGACACAGGGACTTTCCTTAGAGAGTGGGCTTCCCTATATGACTCGAAATCTGGAGAGCGTGGCTTCTATAGTTCATACAATGCAAGAAAACAGGTCGAAAAATTCGACCACAGAGATCCTAGAGATGACTTCGGGACGAATCCATGTTCTGAAATAATCCTTCGGCCCAGAGAGTTCTGTAATCTATCAGAAGTAGTGATCAGAAGCAGTGATGATGAGGATGATCTCAGACGTAAGGTGAAGTTGGCTACTATACTTGGCACATGGCAAAGCACTCTCACGAACTTCCGCTACCTGCCAAAAGCATGGAAACAGAACTGTGAAGAGGAGAGGTTGCTAGGTGTATCGTTGACAGGAATTATGGATAACATCCTTACCTGTGGTCAGCAGTATCACACAGAACTACCTGACCTACTTGAGTCACTTAGGAGTGTAGCACGACAAACCAACAAGGTATGGGCCAACAAGCTAGGCATCCCTGAGTCAGCAGCGATCAGTTGTGTCAAACCAAGTGGTACTGTGTCGCAACTGTGTGACTCTGCATCAGGCATACACACCAGACATTCACAACACTACATCAGAACAGTACGACAGGATATAAAAGATCCACTGTGCCAGTTCATGATTGACTCTGGTGTACCACATGAGCCTGATGTCATGAAGCCTGACACTACAATGGTATTCTCATTTGCAGTTCAAGCTCCACCTAATTGCCTCACACGTGATAGTATGTCAGCGATAGAGCAACTAAAGATATGGAAGGTGTACCAGGATCATTGGTGTGAGCACAAGCCTAGTGTGACTATCTCTGTAAAAGAAGATGAGTGGCTTAGTGTAGGAGCATGGGTGTATGAAAACTTTGACAGTATAAGTGGTATAAGTTTTCTACCACATTCTGATCATGTTTATAAACAAGCACCCTATCAAGAATGCACAGAAGAAGAGTACAAAGAACTGGCTAGTAAGATGCCAGAAATAGATTGGACTAAGCTCAAAGATTATGAAAAAGAGGACTACACAGTAGCATCTCAAGAGCTTGCTTGCACAGGTAACACATGCGAAGTGGTATGAAAGGGCCATTCTAGACATGGTTGGTCAATATAATATTACAGAAGAACTTATAACTAAACTGAAAGAACTATTCCCTGATAAATTACCTCGACATGACATTCCTTTGGATCAGTTACGGTTGTTACAGGGACAACAACAAGTAGTAGATATGATTGAGAAACTATTTGAAGAATCCTTTGAACAGGATGCTGAGAGAAAGGAGTATGTCAATGTGTGAACTGAAAGATCATAAAGATCCGAAGGCTGGATTTACAGGTCATTTAGTAGGTCTTGGGGATTTTAATGAAGCATTTGGAGGGTCAAACTGGCAGGATAGATTTGGTGGTCAGTTTGATGAATCCTGGGGAGGAGGTAACTGGATGGATAGACTAGGTTTAGGTGAGTTTAAAGATGGAATGGGTGGACAGGATAATTCCAACCAGGAAAAAACAGATGAAATCAATGCACTTAAACAGGTTACTACAGGTGCAGGATACGGAGGAAGTAAAGCTGCAAAGTTTAGTACCAATAAGAAGAATGCAGTAGGTAAAAAAGCACTCGTAATTAAGAAACCTAGAAGTTAATTATGTCTCCAGCACTAAGAAGAAGACTTTCAAGACCAGGAGTACTACGTAAGATAAACCCTGTTACTGGTTTTATGGAAAGTATTGACCAAAAAACAGGGGAGACTTTATATGTAGATGAGTCACAAGAGTACGCTCTTAATGAAGGTTTTATGTGGGGTGCTGATGAAATGGGATCAGTAGACTACTCAACTCTTGGAGGAGGAGGAGGAAGAGGAGGTGCTAGAGTAGATGACAGGGTTATTAGAGCACAGGAGAAGGCATTAAAAGAAAAGTATCCTGGTACTAATATAGTGTGGAACGGTAGGAAAATGAGGTGGGAAAATCCTGAAGCTGAAGCTGCTTATGAAGCAAAATTAGATAAGTACATTGAGGATAAACGAAAACTTCAGGCAGAGATCCAAAAAAAGAAAAATGCTAGTAAACCTAGATACCGAAAAGTTTGGACTCCTTTTGGTGACAAATACATTCCAATTGTATCAGAAGCATACGCAGCGATTTCTAATGAGATAGGAAATCTTCAGGAGGCTATTAAGAATTTAGAAGTTCCAACGATGCCAAATTATGATGAGATCGTATCTCAGTTGCCTACGTTGGATGAGGTTAAGGAGCAGATCTCTGAATCAACTCCTGATATTAAAGTTGAAGTTCCTGAAGTTGATATTACTGTACCTACACCTCAAGAAATTGTTGAACAAGTAGACGACCTTTACCAAGGTTCTGACATTGACACTACCTTAGAAGGTGCTCAAGAGATGGGTGAGTTAATGATTGATGTTGTTGATACTATTATCTCAGGAGAACCTAAAGGTGATGTAAAAGAAACACAACAAGCATTACAAGAAACTCAACAAGATTATCAAGATCTAGCTGACGATTTTCAAACAGGTTTAGACAATATACAGGACGTTACTACTGACACTATTAATACTACAAACCAAGTACTCACTGACATTGGAACTAATGTATCAGAACAGTTCAGTGAATCAATGGGTCTTACTGATGAAACCCAAGGTGGAGCAGTAACAGAAGAAACACGTGGCGGTGATGTAGTACGTGATGAAGATTTAGTACAACTTGGTAAAAAGAAAAGTGATTTAAGAGCTAAGAAAAAACGAGGTAAAAAAGGTCTAAGAATTGACTATGGTGTTAATGTTCCTGGTGTGGGTAAATCAGGAATCGCAGCATAAGGGAATAAATGGTAAACACAATTACACTTAACACAGATCCAGAACAAGTTACTGGTAGTGTTCAAGGTAAGTATGAAAACTATGCAAGTGATAGGTATACTTTTCTAGCAAGAGCTAGAGAAGCAGCAGCTATAACCATACCGTCTTTACTACCCAAAGAAGGACATACTGGTTCAAGTATATTACCCACTCCTTTTCAGTCGGTAGGTGCAAGAGGTGTAAACAACCTTGCCAGCAAACTGCTTCTCTCCCTTTTACCTCCTAATGCTCCGTTCTTTCGTCTTATCATTGACGATGCAGAACTAGAACAGATGGTCGAATCTCAGAAAGGTGCAGTAGAAGAAGCACTATCTAAGATTGAACGAATGGTCATGCAAGAGATTGAGGTACGTGCCATTCGTGTCCCAGTGTTTGAAGCACTGAAGCAACTGATTGTCGCAGGTAATGTTCTTCTATACATACCTGAGAAGGATGATCCAAGACTGTTCCGCTTAGATCGTTATGTGGTCAAGCGAGATGTCATGGGTAACGTCTTGGAGATCATTACCAAAGAATCAGTGTCACCTCTTTCACTTCCTGAGAAAGCAAAAGCACTGGTAACAGACGAAGGTTCGCCAATGCAGTCTGTTGATCTTTACACCTGTGTTAAATGGGATGGCAACAAGTGGATTGTACATCAAGAACTAGGTGGTGAAGAAGTACCAGGGAGCAGAGGTACGTTTAAGAAAAACAAATGTCCATTCATACCACTCAGATTCACTCACATTGATTCTGAGGACTATGGAAGAGGATACGTGGAGGAGTATATTGGAGACTTAAAGAGTCTTGAATCACTTACTCAATCCATCGTAGAAGGCAGTGCTGCTGCTGCCAAGGTGCTTTTCCTTGTACGTCCCAATGGGACCACAAGGTTAAAATCATTAGCAGACAGTCCCAATGGTGCAATCGTCATGGGAGATGCTAATGATGTCAGCACACTTCAATTACAGAAGTTCAATGACTTTCGTGTAGCACAGGAAACAATCAGGACTCTCACAGAAAGACTGTCCTATGCGTTCCTCAATAACTCTGCGATAAGAAGAGATGCAGAACGTGTCACCGCAGAAGAAATACGAAGGGCATACCAAGAACTCGAAACTGCACTAGGAGGAGTTTACTCAATCCTAAGTCAAGAGTTTCAACTACCATTAGTGTCAATCCTCATGAGCAGGATGCAAAGGGAGAAGAAACTGCCTAAGTTCCCTGACGAATCATTGAAGCCTATGATCGTTACTGGTGTTGAGGCATTGGGAAGAGGACAGGATCTCAATGAACTCGCAGGATTCTTACAGTATCTACAACCTTTGGGTCCAGAAGTGGTGATGCAGGAAATCAATATACCTGAGTATATAGATAGACTAGGTGCATCTTTAGGAATTGACACAGAAGGACTTCTCAAGTCAGAAGAACAGAAACAGCAGGAAGCAGAAGCACAAGCACAGAAACAGCAAGAACTGATGATGCAACAAACTATGGCGAAGGCTGGAGAACGAGCAGCACCAGAGATTGCTAAAGCAATGAAAGAAGGTCAAATGATGCAACAACAAGCAGAAGGACAATAATGGTAGACGTAGTACAAACGCATGAAGCACCTCCACCTGAGAGTCAAGAGCATGTTCAGGAGATGATAGAGAAAGCAGAGAATGCTAACAGTGTTCAAGCTAATGATCCTGACCGTCCTAATTGGCTTCCAGAAAAATTCAACAGTCCAGAAGATCTAGCACAGGCATACAGTCAGCTTGAAAGAGAGTTCCATTCCAATCGACAGGAACCACAGCAAGCTGAAGAAGGAAGGTATGAGTCTGAAGTACAAGAACAGCAAGCGACTCAAGATGAAGCAAGAGACTTCATCGAGAATCAAGGATTGAGTTTTGATAAGTACTACCAGGAATACAACGATGAAGGTGGACTTACTAGAAACTCATACAATGAGCTTGCTAAAGCAGGTATTCCACAGGAGATGGTGGATAGCTGGATTCAAGGACAGCAAGCACTTCAAGATCGGTTTGTTGAAAGTGCATATAATGAAGTCGGTGGACAAGAGAACTTCAACAACATGCTTGAATGGGCAACAAACAGTTTGCCTTCAGAAGAAGTTGATGCATTCAATCGTGCCATTGACAGTGCTAACCCCTCTGACTCCATGTTTGCAATCAAAGCATTGAATGCACGTTACATGGCAGAGAACTCACAACCTAACCTTTTACGTGGTGACACAGGGACACCTAGTACTGGATCATTTAAATCACTCGCTGAACTAAGGAGTGCTATGTCAGATCCAAAGTACGCAACTGACCCTGCTTTCCGTGATCAAGTTACAGAAAAACTTGCACGATCTAATATTATGTGACCTATAAAAACAAAGACTAACGGAGTAGATTTTAGCCCTTCGAGGAGGACAACTCTAATTGAAACTTAGGATAGTTATAAAGGCACAATTAAACCCTATAGCTAAACTAAGGAAATATGGCTACTTTTACAGGTACATCGCCATTAGGAAACAGTAATGCGATTGACTATACTGGTCATCGTACTGGACAAACTAATGCGAGTGGGGATACTAGATCCCTATTTTTAAAATTGTACGCAGGTGAGGTCATGACTGCCTTCCAGACGAAGAACATGATGATGCCTTACTGCCGTACTAGGACCATTTCTAAAGGGAAATCGGCCCAGTTTATTATGACAGGTAAGTACCGTGATGCTGCCTATCATACCCCAGGACAAGAGATTGCACCTGCTGCAAACGCAAGGAATTCTGAGCGTATTGTAACAGTCGATGATCTCTTAATTAATGCCCAGTTTGTACCCAATATAGACGAGGCAATGCAACATTATGATGTCAGATCCGTCTACACTCAGGAAGCAGGTTATGGGCTTTCTAAAGTAGCAGATCAGAACATCATTAGGACTGCTATTAAAGCAGCACTTGCAACCAACAAAGAACGTGCATCAAAGTTAGTTCAAGATTACAAAGCATTTGATGATGAAGACTTCACTTCCAATGTAGATATTGGAACTTTCGCTCAGTCTAAAAAACTAGGAAAGTTTATTGAAGGTATCTTTGAAGCTAAACGTATTCTTGAGACAGCAGGAGCACCTTTGGAGGACTTGGTTTGTATTACAAGTACTGACCAGTTCTACAAACTTTTCATGACAACTTCTAACTCTGAATCCGTATCAGATTTATTAGTGTTTAATCGTGATGTAGGTGGTGATGGTTCTGTTAAAGATCTTAGCTTACCTTCTATCGCTGGTATTCCTGTAGTTCGTACTCCACACATGGGTACGTATGGTGCTTCAGCCTACACTGACAAACTCTTTGTAGGTGGTTCAGGTAGTGATAAATACGACACTACTGGACCTATGCCATTAGGATCACCTCATTCTAATCGTGCTACTGCATACGACATGCCTGACGATTACACCGCTTCAACCAACGGTGACAACGAAGTAGGAAGTGATTCAAACGGTCACGATGCAGATGGAGCATCCGTAAGTCTTCTTACTGAAGCTCAGAAGGTTCGTGCGTTGGTAATGCATAAAGATGCGGTTGCTACCGTCAAGTTGTTGGATCTCAGTGTTGAATCTGAGTATCAAATCCAACGACAAGGTACGTTAATCGTGTCCAAATATGCGATGGGACATAACGTGTTAAGGCCAGCAATGGCTGTAGCAATTACTGCTGCTGTGTCCTAATTCTTTTTTTAGGGAGGGTAACTCTGTAGCTCCACCCACCTCCCACACACCTCTCGCTACAGAGTCCCTCCTTTTCCACAC